AAACGCAGTCTAATGCACAAGCTGCTCAAGCTGCTGCACAAGCTGATGCTCAAAAGCAACAAGCTATAACACAACAAAAATCTCAATTAGCTCAACTTGAAGCACAATTAGATACAAGGAAGTTAGAAAAAGAGGCGGAAATTAAAATGATGTTAATGGAAAAAGAATTCCAAATGAATCTTTCAAAAGCAAGAAGGGAAAGAAGTGCGGAAGAAGACAGAGTAGCAGGCAACAGAATCACAGATTACACTGGTAGAGATCCAATCCGAGATACGGAAGGTAATCTACGAGGAACAACAGAGTATTCGCAGGAAAAAAGAAGAGGCCTTAGACAGACAGCAGCAGATGAAAGAAGAAGAAGAGAAGATGCAGAACGAGCAGAGAAAGCGCCGGGTAAGCGTCAGATGTATGACGATCACACAGATCGAGCAGTTGCCTCATATGCGAAGAGAGGTCCTCAATATTATAGAGACAAGGCCGAGGCTATTAGAAAGAATAAAAAGGAAGGATCGTTGGTGAGGGATGATTACAATAATGTTCAGTGGACTACGGATGAAAGGGGCAAAAAAGTCCCTATGAGAAACCCTAAATATGACAGAAGTTTGGCAGGCCTCGATCCTGACTGGTTTGATAGAATGGCCGACAGTCTGGAACAGACGGGTGGAACTGGAAGTGATTATGATCCCAGCAAAGCAGATGTCGATTGGTTCAGAGATGAACGAGAAACAAATCGAATCGAAGCAGAAGAGCGAGCAAAAGACCTTCGGGACTTCACAAGAAGATCGGAAGACGACGACATTCGCCACGGAAGAAGAACAAGCAGAGTTGACAGTAGGCTGGGAGCCCACTAATAGGCTGATGGAGTTGACATGATGTTTGATAGAAAAGACTTTATAAACTGGTCACAGATGGCACAAAACAGCAATGTTTCTGGTCAAGATTACCACAATTCTTTAAGGACTCAATTAATGAACCAAAGACAAGATAGAACAAGACAAATTGTAGAAGAAAAAATGTATGGTAAACTGAATGCCCCCGAAAGAAAATCTTCTAGAAATAGAACGATTAGAAATCAAATAACAGAAGGTATAAAAAAAGACATCTCCCATGATTTAAGGCGTGTTGGATCGGCTGCTCGCGCCGTGACTAAAATTCCTGGCAAATTTGCAAGATCTCCCATCACTAGAAGTATAGGTGCGGGTGCGTTAGGATATGGAATATCAAAGGCAATTGCTTCACCACTTAAACTTGTAAAGCCTAGTCATGTTACTCAATCGCAAAAACAATATGGTGGAGAAGAGCCAGAATCGTTTGGTAAAAGTGCAAGAGAAGCCATACCAAGAGTACCACTTGGTTCGGTGGGTGTAGGTTTGGCAGCAGCGGCAGCAACGGCAATTAAATCTGCGAGAGACGAGAGAAATCACGATCATCACCCAGAAAATGTGGCAAATCATCCTCATAGAGAAGTTCACGATGAACCGGCTGCTTCATCTAATGTTCCTGATAGAAGTCGAAATAGAAGTCGGAATAGACTTCGGGGGCGGAGAGGGTAAACCTGCTCATAGTTCCCTCCATACATATACTTGACATTGTGTAATAATGGAGGTATAATATGAACATGCAGAAGAAGTTTACACACATAGCGGCGCCTGTCGTTCTAGAAGAAGTTGAAAGTTATTCAAATTCAACTGGTGGGCGTTACTACAATGCACCAGGCGGAAGAAAATACCCAAGTGTAACCACTGTTACTGGTTGGGAGAAGAGTGCCTTCTTTGCAGAATGGCGAAGAAAAAATCCAGAAGAATCAAAGCGTGTCCTAAAAAGAGGAAATGATCTTCATCAGGTGATTGAAGACTACCTGTCAAACAAAGAAATTGACTTGATGTCCTTGTCTCCTACGGTTTCTTCTTTGTTTATTCAAATGAAGGATACTCTGGATAACATTGACAACATTCAAGCACTTGAAACCGCTCTATGGAGCGATACGATGTGTTTGGCGGGAAGAGTGGACTGTATCGCAGAGTATAATGGTGTTTTGAGCGTGATTGATTTCAAAGGAAGCACTAAACAGAAAGAAGAAAAGGACATTTTGAACTACTACCTTCAGGGTGCCGCTTATGCAATCATGTGGCAAGAAAGAACCAAAGTTCCGATTAACGAATTCAACGTCATTGTTGCATCAGAAAATGGAGTTCCATGTGAAGTCTTCACTGGGAAAACTTTCAAGTATGTTCCTAAACTTTATCAAGCAATAAAGAAATATCATGATGTACATCCACCAATTGCACCAAAATTGCCCTGCGAGGCGTGACTAAAACATAAATAACTTTATGAAGTCATTCCAAGAATACATTACTGAAGACAAAAATGTTCACATGACTCACCTTGAGGACTTGGTTTTTGAGGGAAGTTCAAGAACAGAAGAAGCAATCTTATTCATAGAAGAGATTGCCAAGATGCTTGATGGTAACACAAAATCAAAAACTAATGCAACCGTGAAATGGGATGGCGCTCCTGCAATTGTATGTGGTATTAATCCAGAGAACGGAAAGTTCTTTGTCGGTTCAAAGAGTGTATTCAACAAAACACCTAAGATTAATTACACAATAGCAGACATCCGAAAAAATCATAAGTCTGGAGTGGCAGACAAACTTATAGTTGCACTTAAACATCTGAAAAAACTACCCATTCGGGGAATTCTTCAGGGTGATATGATGTTTAGTGGAGGAGACTTGAAGACAAAAAACATTGATGGTGTTTCACATTATACATTCACACCGAACACCATCACATATGCAGTACCCATAGATTCTGAGATGGGAAGTCAGATATCAAAAGCAAAGATGGGTATAGTATTCCATACAGAATACAAAGGCAGAAAAATGACGGATTTATCTGCTTCATTTGGTGTGAATGTCAATAGACTCAAAAACAATAGATCTGTCTGGGTTGATGACGCAAACTTCCGTGATGTCAGCGGAACTGCGTCACTTACGAAGACAGAATCAGATTCTCTATCTTCAATAATAAAAACAGCAAGAGGACAATTAAAATCATCAAAATCATTTTTAGATTTGATTGCTACTAAAGGTAAAATTATTGAATATCTAAATATATACGCGAACTCAAAGGTTAGACAGGGTTCTACAGATCTTTCAAGTAAGGAATTCACAAACTTCGTGAATGACAAAATACAGAAAGAGATAGATTCCCTCAAATCTGAAGGGGCGAAAAGTAGAAGAGAATTAGTAAAGAAGGAAATGGCAACTTTCTTAAAGTCCAAAAATAAACAAGTCGATTCAATCTTCTCACTTCACGCCTCTCTTACAAAAGCAAAAATAATCCTAGTAAGAAAATTAGAATCCGTAAAGTCTATCGGTACTTTTATTCAAACACCCAATGGTTTTAGAGTCACATCACCAGAGGGGTTCGTTGGTATTGATAAGTACACAAACAAGGCTGTTAAATTAGTGGATCGTTTGGAATTTAGTAAAGCGAACTTTAATGTTCCCAAAAACTGGGCGTAGGAGAATAAAATGAATAAAGATATGGTGAACAAAAGAAATAGCAGAACTTGGGTAAAAATGAATGAAGATAGCAAATCACACATTCATAGGGAAAAATTTGTTGCAGAACATGGTGGTGAATTCGTACAAAATGGTAGGTTCTGGACTTGGCAAAATATACATATTACTGTAGATGAAGATCAGAAACCTCTTTATGAATTTAAAGATGAAAACGGAGTAACGTATTTAGTTGATAATTTGATGAAATTCTGTCGTCAGAACGATCTAAATAAATCAGCAATCTATAAAGTCATGAGTGGAGAGAGATCACATCACAAAGGTTTCACTTGTAGAAAAGTATATCAATAAGGAGTAGCAATATGTTTTCGAGTATATTAGGAACAATTTTTTATAGCGTCGTGATATTTGTAGCAGGTGCTTTAATTGGTACTCCCCTCTGGAATTGGGTTAAAAAGAAACTACCTTGGAGTTGACATAAAAACCCCCACCGACTTCCATGATTTTGAGAGGAGGTGGTCCAGAAAAACTGAACCTACGGATGGAAGTCGGTGGGGTTTAAAATACTACTGGAGAGTGTATCTTCTATATATACTCTCCAGTTTTTTTATACATATAGTGCTGTTAGGAGAAAACAATGAAGAAGATTGTTTTTACATTTGGTAGATTTAACCCACCAACAACTGGTCATCACCTACTTGCCACTAGAGTGAAAGAAGAGGCAAGGCGGCGGGGAGCCGATCACCAAATTTTTGGAAGCAGCACCCAAGACAAAAAGAAAAACCCCCTATCACCAACAGATAAATTCAGATTCATGAAAAAGGTGCTGAAGGGATTTGATGTAACAGTTGATAGAAAAATCAATACTGCTTTCGTTGCTCTTCAAAAAATGAGCGATCAAGGATACACCGATGTTACTATGGTCGTTGGTGCGGATAGAGTGTCAGAATTCAAAAAACAGATATCAAAGTATGTCGGGCCAGACAAAGACTTCAAATTTACAAACTTTGAAGTTATATCCGCAGGCGAAAGAGATCCTGATGCAGAAGGCGTTCAGGGTATGTCTGCATCAAAAATGAGAGCAGCAGCAGAAGAAGGAAACTTGGATGCATTTCGTCTAGGAATGCCATCACACGTTTCGGATAGAGATGTAAAAGGACTCTTCAATGCAATTAGAAGAGGAATGGGTGTCCGTGGTAATATAAAAGAATCTTGGTTTGACTATGATGAGTTCGTGGAATTTGCAGACAATTATGATGGTGAAGAAGAAACTGAAGAACTAAATGAATTGACCACTCAAGCAAGAATAAAACTTGCAAGAAGAATGAAAAGACAAGCGAAAAGAAATGCAAGAATAAGAAAAAGAAGAGAGAAGAGAAGAAAAAGCAAAACACAACTGCAAAGAAAAGCAAAAAGACAAGCGATTCGTAAGGTAAGAGATAAACTTATTCGTGGTATCAAATGGGAAGATGTACCTTACAAACAAAGAGAAAGAATAGGAAAAAGACTAAGAAAGAAATCAAAGAGAATCGCACAAATTGCAAGAAAGATGATTCCCGCAGTGCATAAAGCGGAAAGAGATAGACTAGAAAAGGTTAGACAAAGAATGACTACAAATGATCCCGCACAAGCAATCGGTGGAGATATGAACGAAGCGTTTGAAAATATCTTTGAGGTTGCTCCCAAATTCCAAATGGCAATGCAAAGAAATGTTGCAAGAGAAAGAGAAAGAGGAGCGGGCGCTTCAACACCCAAAGAGAGGGACGCTGCAAGAAAAAGAGGCGAAAGAAAAACTCAATCCGCAGGAACAAAATCAGGATTTTCAGATACACTATTAGTCACCGACAAGAGAGATGGAAAAACAAGATTAATTCTTGCAAAGGATAAGAAAAACTACCACAAGGTAAATACCGAAAGAGGAAAGGTGAGCAGAGGCGCTGCCTCTGCTGCTGCCCGTCAAGGTGATTGGGAATGGACAGAGACTTCAGAGAGACTTCTTGGTAGAAAAGCAGAAGGAAAGAAAAAAGCAGAAACCCCCGCCAAGGCACAAGCACAACCTCAAGCACAAAAGCAACCAAGAACACCAGAAGAGATTCAATCTGCACAAGCACAAGCAGACTTAGCATCTCTAAATGTAAGAGAAAAACAAATTCAAGTCTCTGCTATGGAGAAGGAAGCACAGCAACAACAGGATGCTGAAGATCAACAAGCACAAATTGATGCTATGAAATATGATCCGTCAAGAATGGCATGGGATCAACCTCAAATGCAACTGTCTCCAAAGAATGCGTCTGATCTTGAAAATTCATATGATGACTTGGAAAAATATATCAACATTTATGACAACAATGAAGGTAAACAGTTTGAATATGCTCTCATCACTGCTTCCGATCTTCTTAGAGGAATGTCAATGGATGATATCCTTGAGAAGAACGCAGCAAACGGAGAGAAGAATTTAGGATTCAGTAGAGAAATGTTTGGTGTTGCGGTAATGACTCTGGGACAATTACCAGAGGAAGATAGAGAAAATGTATATCACTGGGACGAATTGAAAATCCCACTAAAGGGAGAACCAAAAACCGATGCTGTTGTTGTTGGTCCAGACGGAAATATTAAATATAATTTGTCCCTGAAAAATGATAAGGGATTCCAGATACAGAGCGGACAGGGTGCATCTACTGTTGAAGGATTTAGAAGAGCAATTGAAACTGTCTTGGGAAGAGACTCAAATTTTAAAGTAAAAGCGTTAGAACTTATAAACAAAAAATTAGAAAACATACCAACCAAAATGGTGTCGTCAAGTAATGCAGATAGACTCAGAGATTCTGGTAAGTTTGATTTCATGTTCTCTGAGATGGGAGAAATCTTACCAGAATATGACTATGATGCATTTAAAGATGGTGTGCAAAAAGATTTAACAGAAGAAGTAGTAGAGGTAATTCAGAACAATCCAGAGTTTGGAATGGCTGCAATTCATGAAGCAATGTCCGGTAAACAAAGATTTGAATCTATGGGAGTACCAGAGGCAGCAGCAACACATATGCTTAGTCCATATGCTTTTGAAAATATTGGAGCAACTCCGTTTAATAATAATGTTGTTGCAAAGTACACGGAACAAGTCAAGTGTCAAATCCGAGCAAGAAGTAGAGGTGGTGTTTCTGCACCAGCAATTCGGTTGGATATTGCAAAACCAGGCATAGTCACAAAGACAGGAAAAATAACTAAGTATGGCAACGAACTAATAAAAGATAGAATTGATTCTGGTGATAACTTTGCAAAATCTGGAGGCAGGATAGTAGGATTCTCTGAAATGTTCTCTTCAATGTTTGAACAACAAGAGGAAATCATTGGAGATGAAGAGGGTCTTCTAAGAGATGAAGATCTTCTAACTGACATTGAGGAAATAAGAGATGAAATGCTTTCAAGTTCGGCATTCATGGCTACAAATGGATTTGTTGATGAATATGAGTTTGATATCTCGTCGGATAATCCTCATGTAGATGAGAAGGACAAAAACAATACCATTGTTATAAATGGCAAAAAGATTAAAAAGATTCCAGTGGATACAGATAAAAGTCTTTTGAATAAAGCAGCGAGTTTGGAAGAAAACTTTAGTGAATTTTTAGAAAAATCAAATATTTTAGAATCGTTGGTTGTTAAGTTGAGAAAACATGGGTTAACAAAAGAAATGGCTTACAAGAAAGCAAACTCATTTTTAGAATCAACAAAAACCAATGAGGAAGGTGGAGCGGGGGAGATAGGAACTGATGAATTGTTGAAAAAATACATAGAAGGTACTCCGTTCATGAAAATAGACAGAAAATTCGCAGAGTCTTTCTAGGGCAGGATTGTAAATATGACGACAGAGCATTGGTTTGAATTGGGGGGTATAGTCGCTGCTATTCTTGCAGGGGGAATTTTAAGTGGATACAAAATTGCAAAGTTGAAAACTATGAAGTTATTAGAAAAAAAGAAAAAAGCGGAGTTTCCAAATTCTTTCTTCTGGAATGCTCATACAAGAATTCATGAAACTTTAACTGAGTTGCGAATCAACACTGATTGTGCAAGGGCACAGGTAGTTCAGTTTCATAATACTGGGTATTTTCTTGATGGTATATCAATGAAAAAGATGTCATTGACACATGAATCTCTCGCACCGGGTGTATCATCTGAAATGGGAATAAAGAAAGATTTACTCTTATCAATGTGCATTGATGGATTAAATTTGTTAATGGAAGACGAACCAACGCTTCATATTACTGATAATTTAGAAGATTCGTGGTGTAAACAACTTCTACAAAACAGCAATGTCGTATCATTCTCTTTTCTACCAATAAAAAGATCTAATCAAGTAGTTGGTTATGTGATGTGCCAGTGGTGCAGTTGGACGAAAACTGACGAAATTTCAGAGGATATCATGTCACAAATCGTTTCAGATGCAAGAAAACGAATAGAAATACAACTAGATTTAGAGATAAATAGACTGCCTAAAAAAGATAAATAGTATAGAATTTAACCGGAGAAACTTTTATGAAAACATACAAAGAACTACAGGAAAAGATCACCACGATTGTTGAGGGTGAAGAGACAACTGGGGGTGCAGCAAGAAGCGCCCACAGTGACTATGGCGTTCACAGAATAGAAAACCCAGAACAGGTTGGAAGACTTAACGCATTCTTAAACGCATTCACTCAGATGGAATTTTTAGATCCCAAATCTGCAATAGGACAAATTAGACACAAGTTTAATCTTGCTGGCTTGGACTTTGAATGGACAAATGCTTCAAAGATAGACGTTGATGAAACAATGAACATTCCACTTAAAAGATGGGGTGGATCGTTTGGAACAACTCCAACGCACAATCTAATGAAGGATGGTTTCTATACAAGTGATAATATTTCTGAGTTTAACGGAGGAAAGGGTTTGTCCCTCAAACTTGAAGTTTTTCAAGAAGATGATGGACTCTACCAAATGGATGCAAAAATAATTCCAACAACTGAATAAATTAAATGATTTTTTATATTATGAATTTTCAAGAGTTAAACAAAAACAACTTCATTATGTACGCCATGAAAATGTACAACAATCCTCAGTGCAATGACATGGATGAGTTTTATGAAGACTTGAATAGAATCAAGTATGTTAAAAGACTTTTGGGAAAATATGAAACCAAGGGAGATCTAAGAGAAAGATTACTATTAAATCATTTAATCATTTTAAATAATGTTTTCGGTTCAGAGGCTTGCTGTAGGATATTGTTTTATAAAACAGAAAATAAATTTCATTCGCATTTAAAAACACTACTTTCATACTTACAATATTTACCAAAAAGTATACCAGAGATAGAATTAGAAAAAATACCGGAACATCACAAGTTAAGTTTAATTTTGGAGAATATAAAATGATGTATGAGTCAACAGGAATGAAAGATGCAGTAAAGGTAATAAGTGCCTTTACTGTTTTTAAATTCATCAAGATGATGTCTGAGCCGTTCAAGAGAATGGAGGCATATAAGTTAGGTATCATTGACTCTAAAGGTAATTTTCTAAAAAAGGTTAGTGAACTCACATCACAAAAAGAAAAAAACTCAGTAGATGCCTTTCATAGACTCATAATAAATCTAAAAAAAGTAATTGATAAGGTTCCAGATCCTCACTTCAAGGCTCAGATGAAAACAATTCCAACCGCTATGGTTCTGTTAAAGGATGAAGCAGAAAAGTATGGAGCGAATGGTGATTATGTTGTTGGAGAAATTGAAAAATATTTAATTGAAAATGGTATAGTGCTGGAACAGATGGAAACAAACAAAGCGTTTGAAGAGGAAGTCATAGATGTCTCAGAATAAAGAAATACCAGAAGATTATTTGAATGGTGATTTTGATTTTGGTTTTACCGCAGCAGATGAGGATGAACTCAACGCACTGGTAAAATTGGATGATGCTACAACACCAGACGAAATTAAAGAGATGCAAGACAAACTTGATCTCATACTGCAAATGAACTCTACATGTGATGGTGCTAATCAAGTAAAAGAACAATACGATGAACTTCTGTCCGCTAAAATGGAAGAAATAGAAAGAACTATCTTACCACTATTAGTAAATCTAAAAAAGAACAAAGAAAAAGATTATCTTTTCTGGCCTGGTGGTGAAAGAGAAGCAAAGTGTGAACTTCAAATACAAAAGATTCTAGGTATAACAAGGAGTGTGTGATGGGCTGTGGTTGTGGAAGAAATAAGAAAAAAAGAATGCAGTCATCTAGAATGCCTGTAACCGAAACTCTTAATATAAGAAAAAAGAAGAACTGTTCTCAAAGACAACCAATAAATAAAAATGCATCAACAACAAACGATCAAAGAAGAAGTGCAGTTGCAAAAGCAAGAAACGCAAAGATAATGAGAGATAGAAAGAATGGTTAATTACTCCGGTGATGTAAATTCCGAATGTCTAAGATGTAGTCAAGTGATCTCTAGAGTCATTGATGAAATTCTATCATCTTGTAATGAAACAATCGGGGAAACAGATGGATGTTGTTGGGAAAAAAGATATGGAATTCAATTCCCATCAAAACCTTGTGACTTTGTTTCAAGGTATGGGACTATCCTTTCATCAATATCAAAAAATGATAAAAAAGAAAGTGATTATGCTAAAGAAACTTGGAATAAATGTATAAAAAGCAAAACCACCACAAAACACTGTTTTGAGACAGGAAAATGTGAAGAAGAGCCACCCGGTCCTGAAAATCATAATGAAATGAACACATGGTGTAACAAACACTTCTCCCAAGGAAACCAAACCAGTTGTTGGGAGTGTTTAGAACAAAATTCTGAATGTGACTTTGACGAACTTAATTCAATTTGCCTGAACATGTTTGACTGTAGAAATGACAATTCACTAAATAAAATAAATCCACCTCGGGGAGAATTACTAGATTGTATAAAGCATTTTATAACCGGAAATTGTTGCAACAAAAGACAAGTAAATGCAAAAAATCTGAACAAGATCCAAAAACAACAGTGGTGGGATCACTATGTTAGAACCGGTGGGAATAAAAAGGAAGTAAAATGAAAACATTTAGAGAACTAACAGAATCATTTAAAAATAGAGAACTGAATGAAATGTCTGCAAAGGCACACTATCGCAAGTTCAAGAAAAAAGGTGTAGTGCCTGGTATCGACAGAAAACGATATCCTAATCGAGAAAAGGAAGGACTAGAAGGACCTTACCGAAGCAAAAAGTCTGGTAAGATTTTCTACTACGACAAGAAAGAAGGAAAGTACTACGATCCTGATTCCGATATGTTCCTACAAGTAAACGATGTAATGGAATCCGTTGAACTGGATGAAACGATGATGTCTACTGGTGGAGGAATCGCTGGTATGCACCAAAGCGTAACACCAACCGATGATTTGCCTCAAATAGCAGGCAGAGAAGCAGACAGAATCAGAGTTGATAAAAAGAAAAAGAAAACAAACGAAACATTCGCTGGTTGTAGGGTATTTGAACTCACCAGTGAAGAATACAACAAATGTATGCGTGGAAGAATGAAGTATGAAAGATGGAATAAGAAAATGAACATGGAAGATCTAAACAATCAAGAAATAAGAACATACTCCCACAGAAATCCCGGACAACCTATTGTAATAAAAGATTCAACTACAGGAATAATGGCATATCTTATTCCCCCATCAAAGAGGTAAAATATTATGTTAACATCATTTTTGACACCAGAGTTTTTAACTCTGATAGGAAGCAGTCTAACTGGATTCTTGTTTAGATTCTGGGCGGAGAAGAGAAAAGATCAAAAGGAAATGTTTGAGAGAGCAATGGCACGGTCCAAGAGACAGGACGAAAGTGCTGATCTAGCAGTCAAACGTGTTCCAATTGATGCAGGAAAAGTTATAAGAAGAACAATCGTTGTTACTGTTCTGTTCGGAACAATACTTGCTCCGTTTGTTCTTCCCTTCTTTGAAATACCAACTGTGGTAGAGGTAACAGAACAAAGCAGCACAGTCCTTGGAATCTTTGGTGGAGACACCAGCATAAAGTTCCAAGAGGTTTATGGATATTTGTTTACTGAAGAGAACAGACAGATTCTTCTGACGATTGTGGGATTCTACTTTGGTAACGCAGCAGGAAAGGCTTCAACATGAATAAATTATTTTTACTTATTGCTTTATTATTAACTGGGTGCAGCGGAGCGACAAGAGTGGTTTCAACTACACCGAAAGGAAAGATTCCTCAAGCAGATGGAACCATTCAAGACATTCCCAACACATTATCTAATAATGGTATATGGATAACTGTTTGGTTATTAACGGTGGGTGTTGCTGTATATCTAACTGCTAGAGTTTTCAGAGAAGACAATCAGTCAAGATAAGATTGAAGAAGTGTATCATGTAGATTTTTGCATATGTAGTAAGAATCTACTATATCCGAAACAGGATTATCAACTTCCTTTTTGTCTGGTGTAATTGTAGTCTTTAAATCAATTCCAGTTTCTTCCATGAAAGATTTATGCATCATCGTCTTGTCTGCATTTCCTTTTCCGGTTGAGAACTTCTTGATTGTTGTTGGTGGAACGACCTCTAGTGGTATTCCCATATTATGAATTTTGTATTTTAGAATTCCTGTGTTCTCTGCAATATGAAACACCTTACCCTTTGATCCAAAAGAATATCCCTCTAGAGCGATTTGATCACAACCTTGAAGTTTATCAATCGCCCAGTCTGCTATACTCTTATATCTCTCTTCATCTGAATCCCAGTCTTGGGCACGTTCACCTTGAATGTTTGTAAGAAAAAAGTCAGCATATTTTTTTGTATCTGTTAGGAAATAAAATCTACAGCGGTTAAATGTAAACGCTTCCTTTTCTTTAGCAGCGAATACACAAATGCTGGGAGTTCTTATGCTGTAGTCAATTCCTGCAATAATCATTTTCTTTGTTCTCCTGTATTATTTATTCTCTATATTCTCCTGTATCTCAAGAAGGAAAATGCAAAGAAGTAATAACATCAGCATGAAAAAGTCTGAAAACAATTTTAATCTCCTACTTCATTATTTATCCAGTCGTAATAATATTCTATACTAGAAAATCCGTTTTCATAGACTATTCTATCTTTTTTTGCCATATAAGAAACTATACCAACAAGTTTACCATCTTCTGTAATTAAAGCACCACCAGAATCTCCAAACCAAACTGTTGCTTCTATAGGAAGTGTTACTACAAACTGAGGTTTGCTTGTAAGAGAACCATAATACCAAAAGACTCCATCATTACTATATCTTTTCTGTCCTCCACTATATCCAATCATCACCAAGTCTTCTCCCTTGTAAACACTGTCTTTCGTTTTATCAAACAGTGCAACAGGTACTTCATCGGTGGGTTGTTCTAATTCGACAATTGCAATGTCAAAATGATCTGCCCAGTTTTGCCACCCAAAGAAAAAATAAGGAGCGGGTGCAGGATAGTATGTTACTTCTTTAACACAATGTCTATCTCCATCTCTTGTTATGAAGACGATATCCTCTGCTTCCTTTCCGTCTGTGACATGTGCAGCAGTTAAAACTATATTTGATTCTATAATTACACCACTTCCTATCAATAGTTCATTTTCTGAATAATTGATAGAACCAACAAAGGGATAAGGATCAGAATCTTTATTCCAGATGGTTGTAAATTTTGGAGGTGGTATTGTTATAGAAACCTTTGGTGGTTTCTCAACATTTTTTGGTGGTGTAGTGGTAGAAGAGGATTTGCACGAACCCAAACATATCAAAGTGACTAAAAGATATGAAATTGTCTGTCTTACCATTCCATATATTATTTATATGGAAAGTGGCTGAAAACTATCTTATTTTTTCCTTTTTACAACTTTTCTTACTTTTTTTGTCATTGCTTTAGATCGTTGTATATCTCTCACTGCTGATCTTCTGTCTCTTTGTTTGTCACGAAGCCTTTGGGTTGCAACACCAAATTTTGGTTCTACCTTTTTTGTTTGACTTTTTTGTGTTGGAGTGGGTTGAAACAGATTTTGTCCTGGTCTTACCCCATCCGCTCCGCCGCCCGTCTTCGCTTTACCTGTTACATTTTGGACCTTCGCCTTCACGCCTTGGTATATGTCCATACCCAGACCTAATAGGGCACCACCGCCTGCAATGGCGGCGGCCCTTACAAGAGGGTTACTAATGAGCCACTTCAGTTCATTTATCTGAGTAATGTCTTCTGATTCATTCTCTCCGGGATTTCCTCCCTGCATTTCCATATCTCTCGCAGGTATATTTGCTACAGAACCGTCTTGAAAACGAACCTTATAAATTTCATCATTTTCTGTTGTTCCGTCCTTACCAACTTGTTTCACGACAACACCCATCTTACCCTTAACGATGACTTTATCGCCTTTTCGGTGATCTTCGTTCAACCAAACTTGTTTAATAGACTCTGATAAATTGGTAAATTCTTTGCGTTCCATAGAACTTTCTCCTGTATCTAATAGTATTTATAAAAAAACACCCCCCTGAAAAGGGGGGTGTGTGGGAAGGGTAAGAGAGACAATTTGTCTCTCAAAGTAGAATCTTGATCAGAATTCTACCTGAATCTGAGTACGAACGAGGTACTCGCCACTATCAACACTGTTATTCCAACCAGTGTCTGCTACATTCCAACCGGCGCCGATGCCATCAAATGCATAACCGAAATCGGTTGTCCACTTGACATTATCATTTAGCCAATAGTTTGCACCAACAGTAATAACACTAAGATCATTTCCTGCGGCCTCTGTTGTACCATACTCGTACTGGACGTAACCCTGTAGGTTGTCCATGCACTGGTATGCAGCAGAGAATGTAGTTGCCCAGTTATCACCTGCATCTTGGTTTACACCAACGAATGCTGCGGTGACATCAAGAGCGCCAAACTTAAGACCTGTATCAAATGTATAGGTCCAATAGTCGGTGACATCAAGATCATTCCATGAAATTGCTGCACCGAGGTTCCACCAATCGGTAACATCCCAATCAACTCTACCTGTGAGAGCATAACCATTCTTGACACCATTTCCGTTTGCGGAATTGAAGCCATCGGTATATGCAGCACGAATGTTGAGTCCACCAAAATCCTTACCTAATTGAATACCTTGTGAACGTCCCTGTCCATAAGTGTATGCAACAATGGAACGATCAGCAGCGAGAGTGTCAACCCGTGACACAAGAACTTCTTTCATGAATGGACTCTTAAACTGTCCAAACTGGAAATCCATTCCCATCATATCAAAGGTGCCGTAAGCATCCTTCAATACAAAATCTCCACCATCATTCCACTGACCGCTAACCTTATAACCAACATCATAGACTTTACCACTAAGGACAAGTCTTGCAGCAGGAACACTGAAACCATGATTGGCTTCAACACCACCACCACCGTTATAGGTGTAACGAGTCTGTACGAAACCGCCAACATTTACTGTGATTGGATTCTGCTCTGCAAGCATCATTGTGCGAGCATCAGCATCAGCCATGAT